ATATTACAAGTATTTAAGAGCATTGGTAGTACATTGAGTATAGCTAACGCGTATACTGCATTGATTTCGCTATATTCTAATCAAATTTATCCAACAAAAAAGGCTGCAGGTTCTCTAGGCGGAGCAGTAAATGGTGGTACGATTATATTAAAAAATGGTTATTATGTGAGAGTGAGGTAAAATAAATGAGTACAATTAAATCACAAGAAGTAATATGTTTTCCTAACGGATTAAAGCTGAATGGAAAATTGGTTTTTACAGCATGTTCTAAGGTATTAGAAGCAATAAAAAATGAGCTTCAGGAAGAAGCCCATTTGTATGAAGTATATGACTACATAATTGACACTTCCAAAGAATTACTGAAAGAAAAGAAAATTGTACTATAACATTTTTTCAGCAATGTCTTGTAATGTGTATGATATAGCAGATAATTCTTTACCGCAGGTATCTGCTCTTATATGAATCAAATCGGAATCCGTTTTTGGATTAATTTTAAAGATAAGTAACGCTGCCAAGCACTAAAGCATAGCATAAATCAAAGGAAGTGGGTGGTGTCATTATGAATGTCATATGTTATGCGTGTATCAAAGACATTAATACAGGAGAATTGAAGCAGATAGAGCGCATGGAAGACATGCCGGAAGAGGAGCTTATAAGGTACAAAAATGAGCTTATTATATCAGGAGCTTCCGCTGCAGGGTATCAACTGAAAAAATAGTATTTTTCAAATACTGAGGCGGCAATTTTACAAACACATAATTTTAAAATCGGACAAGCCTTTAAGGGGAATACCAATAAAATCATAAATAGCGAGGAGGCATATTATGAAACCAAGTACAAGAAAATGGCTGAAACGCTAGTCCTTCCGGCAAAGCGTCCGGCAGATTCTACCAAGATGGGAAATGATATATTAATTCAGTTGAAGACAGCCGGATGAGGCGTATGCTTACATACAGGTATGTAGAGGGAATGAACTGGCAGCAGGTGGCAAATAAGATGGGCGGCGGGAATACAGAAGAAGGATGTAAACAAGCTGTTCATAGATTTTTGAAAAAATAAAAATAATAAATTTAATAAAGACGCTTGACATAATTTTAAAAGCTGAGGTTGACTATTAATGTAAGAGACATATATCTCAAATAATTTATAAGGAGGAAGTTAAAGTGAGTGAACTTCAAAAAGTATTAAAAGAAATTAAAGAAAAAAGAGAAGGATGTCAAATGTATTATGATGTGCTTATACAAAAAAAGTGGAATGATAAAGAGTTGGCTATAGTAAAAGCAGAAATAGTAGGGCAAATAGAACAACAAGAAACCTCCAAACTTTTCTTTACGGTGTGTTCAGTTATGATTTCTATTTTTACTTCAGCAATATTTAGTGGGCTTATAGTAGATAATATTGAAAAAGCCGAAAGTGCGTATATGATAATGTTTTTTGTTATAGTTGTAATTTTTATGATTGCAGAATTGGCAATATACATATTAAAGAGAATTGATAAAAAAGTGAAATTAAAGGAAATATTATCAATTTTAACAGACATAGAAAAAAATAATAAAAAGTAAAAGTTGTCACGAATGTCACGAAAATATGTGCTAAAATTTAAACTGAGCAAATTATATCAAACAGTAATTTGCGTCATAATCATTCTTTCTAAGTGGTGGTGCTGGCAGCAGTCGGTATCACCACTTAAATTTATGAAAGTGGCAATTCTCCTAAAAAGGGTGGCACCGGCAGCAGTCAGTGTCATCCTTTAATAATATCAATGGGTGTCAGATAAGGAGGTATGCAAGATGAATACAGGAGGAACGACTTTATTTTAAATTAGATTTATCAAGGACTGGCAGTCATAACGATTGCCAGTCCTTTTTATATAAAGAAAATCATTTGGAACTGAGAGGTGGTGACCTATCCAAAACTATGAATTAGCTGAAGCGGACTACATGGCAGGTATGAAATACAAGGATATCGCCGCCAAATATGAAGTCTCTCTTGACACTGTTAAAAGTTGGAAAACAAGATATAAATGGAATCGAAAAAGTGTGCACACAAAAAATGAAAAAGTGTGCACACAAAATCAGCCAAAAAAAGACGATAAAAAAGAGCCGATTGTTGAAGAGGTTAATGATGTATTAGAAAATACGGAATTAACTGAAAAACAGCGGCTTTTTTGCATATTTTTTGCCAAGTGTTTTAATGCAACAAAAGCGTACCAAAAAGCATATGAATGTGATTATAAAACAGCAGCTTCAAATGGCTATCGTATGCTTAGAAATGACAGAGTAAAACAAATGATAAATCAGTTGAAGCAGGAACGCCTGAATCGGGAGTTCCTAACAGAAAATGACATCTTCCAGCAGTATATGAATATAGCTTTTGCTGACATAGGCGATTATCTGCAATTTGGACCAAAGGGAGTAATACTTAATAACTCTTCAGAGGTTGATACAAGTATTATAGCAGAGGTTGCTCAGGGGAAAAACGGCATTAAGCTGAAACTCTCTGACAGGCTGAAGGCGCTTGACTGGCTTTCAAAACACATGGATATGGCAAGCACAGGGCAAAAAGAAGAATATGCATCAAAGAAGGACAATATTGCAGACATTCTCAAACAGTTTAAAGAACTTGATGATGAAGATGTATGCAGCTAATTAAAAGGTGATAAAAATGCTTAAACTATCTCCAAAATTCAAAGATTTTATATTAACAAAAACCAAGCGGGATTACCTTGAGGGAACAACGGCAGCAGGCAAGACAACCGTCGGAATATTCAAGTTTATGTTGCTGGTGGCGCATAGCAATCAACGTAATCATTTGATAGCCGGAGCAGACTTGGGAACCGTTGAGAAAAATATAATTAATCCGGAAAATGGGCTTATAGAACAGACGGAAGGACTGACAGAGTATTTTCCACATGGCAAGGGAAAGATAAGCCTTCCGCATATAGAATATGATTCGCCGAATGGCAAACGTATTATATATGTATGCGGTTATGATAACAAAGCCAAATGGAAAAAGGTTCTCGGTTCGCAGATGGGGTGTGTATTTATTGGCGAGGTGAATATAGAAAACATCAAAGAAAGGGGTGAGAACTATTGAAGAGATTATTGCAGGGCTTATTACAGGAATAGTAGCTATCATTGTATGCATGATTAACAATGTATATCAGTCTAAAGCTGCAGAAAAGAAGTACAATGAAACGATAGCATTGATGGACTACAGGCTTGAAGAATTGACGAAGCGTGTGGATAAGCATAACAATGTAGTTGAGCGTACTTACTAGCTTGAAGAACTGACCGCACTTCAGGAAGAAAAAATTAAGGTCGCAAACCATAGGATTGAAGATTTAGAACAGAAAGGTTAAAAGGTGAATTTCATGGAAAATGTATCATTATTAATTATGGCAGTAGGGGTTATTGCATTTGTAACGTCAGTAATTACACAGGTGACAAAATCGTGGGGCTTTTTAGATAAAATCCCAACGGCAATACAGGTTTATGTCACAAGTCTGTTATTAACTGTAATATCCGTTATTGTGTATCTACAGTTCAACAATATGAAACTTGTATGGTATTACATAGTAGGAGCTGTTATATTAAGTTTTCTTGTATCATTTGTAGTAACAAATGGCTGGGAACAGCTATCTGAACTGTGGAGCAGATTTAAGCGAGGCAGCAAGTCATAAAATAATAAACAAATAATAAACATTTAGAAGGAGTCAGAGACTATAAAGGCAGTTGAAGACTCCTTAATTAATTAAAATTATTGGAGGACAAATAATATGGTAGGAAATATGAAAGAATTATGGAAGTGGTTTGAATACTGGGACTTGAGGTCAAACAGATATATGTCTGGCAAGCCGGCGAGAATGAATAACGGCGTGTTTGAAGCGGACTGCAATCAGATAATCAAAGCATTTGGATGGACGGGCGGCGATCCGTCAAAAGTGTCAGAGATAGGACATAATACTTATAATTACAATGGTAATGGTGTAGCAGATGAGTGGATTGGCACTTGGTTTGCGAAAGCAAAGAATAAGGGAGAGAACCTAGATAATCTGCCAACGGAAGGTTATTGCCTTGTATATATAGACAATCCAACGCATTCCCACAGATGGGAACACGTTGGAATTTATTGTGCTGCGACAAATGAGACGTTTGAAATGTGTGGTGGCAGTATTAATGGAATACGTAGAATGGCACTCAATCGTAATTATTGGAATAAGTGGTCGGAGTTGTACTGGTGCAATAATTTTGTTGAAAATGATAAGCCGGCTGCGACAGAGAACGAAGAGAATGAAGATTACGACAAAAACACAATAGAGAATCGTTTTATTGTGAAGGATAGGAGCGGCAAGCAATTGGACTGTTTTACCGTATATAAAAATGCAGTGCGTAGAGCTGAGGGTGCAGGAGGAGTCATAATTGACAGAACAAATGGCAAACAGATTTATCCTGCTGCCATTGAGAATGATAAGCCGGATGTGGCAGAGAACGAAGATTACGACAAAAGTGCAATAGAGAATCGTTTTATTGTGAAGGATAGGAGCGGCAAGCAATTGGATTGTTTCACCGTATATAAAAATGCAGTGCGTAGAGCTGAGGGCGCAGGAGGAGTTATCATCGACAGAACATACGGGAAACAGATTTATCCGTAA